GTTTATCACCCAAGAGAAGACCAGCGGAGAGATAGCCGATATCGACAGCATGGTAGACGCCTTTGGCATCGTGTACTTTCGAGGGCAGGAGAAGATTAACCAAGATGAAATCGACGAGCTGGACGCGGTGGAGCTCGACCTGTACGATGAACCCAAGAGCCAAAGCCAACGCCTCCGGAACGTACTCTTCAAAGTTTGGAAGATAGAAGAACAAGGGACATTCAAAGAGTTCTATCGCCACGAGACAGAGCGCATCATCCAGCACTACAAGAATAAACTCGACCTATGAATGATTACGCTTACCGCGCCACCTTCTACGGTTACCTCGGTATCTTCGCGCTCCTGCTATATTTGGCACTGTATGGCTGAAATCTACCGCGCTGTCTTTACCTGCCCCGATTACGACGAGAGAGAGGTGTGGTACGTCTCCAGCAGGCAAGCCGCACAGATGATGCTTTCCCGCCACATTAGAACCGTAGCAAGTAGCAGCATCGCCGCCAAGTACAAAGGCGTAGACTACGACATGACCATAACCCCCGTCTTCGCAGGTAAGGACGACGCAGGATATGACCCCCGACATTAGACAAAGATGGACGCACAAAAAAAAGCGATGATTCAAGCCCTGGAGAAGTCTCTGGGAATTGTTACCTCAGCGTGTAAGGTGGTAGGCATCGCCCGGCAGACGCATTACAACTGGATGGAGGACGAGGAGTACAAGGCCGCTGTCGAGGAGCTGGGCGACGTGGCCCTTGATTTCGCCGAGAGCAAACTTCACAAGCTCATAGACTCCGGCAACCCTGCCGCGACCATCTTCTACCTGAAGACCAAGGGCAAGGAGCGCGGGTACGTCGAGCGTCAAGAGATAGCCGTCGCAGAGAAGAAGCCGCTCTCGTGGTTTACCGAAGCAACAGCCGACCACACATAAAGGCAAAGTTTTTACGTGAATGTTTGCTATATTGCAAACCAAACAAGCAAAGACATGGGTAAGCACTTCAACAAAGCCCAGCAGATTCTGCGCAGCTCCGCTCTGTACACCAAGCTCCAAGACCGAGTCCAGCAAGAGCAAGGATATGACTTGGAGAATGACTGGGAACGCATGGCAGAGCGACACATGAGAGAACTTCGCGGCCGGTGAAGCAACCCGCCACCTACTACCACGTCAAAGGGTGCGACACCCGAATACAAATCCACCAAGGCGGGACGCGATCGGGGAAGACGTACAGTATCCTTCAGAGTATCGTAGAGCTCTGCTACGAGAACGAGAACGCCGGGGCCGTTATCACCATAGCCCGGAAGACATTCCCCGCACTGAGGGCGACGGCGATGCGGGACTTCTTCGAAATCCTCGAAAGGGAAGACATCTACAACCCCGACTTCCACAACAAGAGCGAAGCCAACTACATCCTCTTCGGCAACCTCGTGGAGTTCATCAGCGTAGACCAGCCGCAGAAGGTCCGAGGTAGGAAGCGACAGGTGTTATTCATCAACGAGGCCAACGAGCTGAGTCTGGAGGACTGGAGGCAGCTCCTACTCCGGACCACAAAGAAGGTACTCATCGACTTCAACCCCTCCGACGAGTATCATTGGATTTATGAGGACGTAATACCCCGCGACGATGCTTCATTCTTCCGCACCACATACAAGGACAACCCCTACCTCGACAAGGCCACGGTTCAGGAGATTGAACGCCTAAAGGAAGCCGACCCCAATTACTGGCGTATCTACGGACTCGGAGAGAGAGGCGTAAACCAGGCGGCCGTGTTCACTTGGGAGATTGGAGAGATAGCCGGGAAGCGCATAGGTACGGGCCTCGACTTTGGATTCACCAACGACCCGACCGCCGTAATCGATGTCTACCTCGATGGGCATACGCTGATACTTCACGAGCGCCTGTACTCGACAGGACTCACGAACCCGGACATCGGGGAGGAACTCGACAAGCTGGACGTGGAGACCATCATCGCAGACTCAGCCGAGCCGAAGAGTATCGAGGAGCTCTTTAGGCTGGGGCATAACGTCAAGCCCGCACGGAAGGGACCGGACTCGATCCGTCAGGGAATCGACATAATGAGAAGACACAAGCTGCTGGTTACCGCCGAGAGTACACACCTACAGAAGGAACTCCGGGCGTACCGATGGGAGCAGGACAAGAACGGGCGCAACCTCAACAGGCCGGTCGATAAGGACAACCACGGCATCGATGCGGTCCGTTACGTCTGTCTCAACCTGCTCACCACGTCCCGGTCTGGTTCTTACTTCTTAGCGTGAACACAAACTTTTTTTGTGTAGATGTTTGGATATGCAAAACATTGTTGTATATTTGCTATGTCAACAACGACAAACAAACACACAACGACATGAACAACTGCCCCGTATACACAGCCGTAAACGCTAAGTCAACCGAAATGATTTTTTCCTGCATGGCAATCTTTGAGAAGAAGGGAAGTATGAGCCTTACACAAGACGAGTTCTTTGTAGAGGGGACAATGTTGCAGGTGCTTTCAGAGCGCGGATTTGACGAGTGGACCACGGCATACGTCGAGAGGATGTAATCCAAACCCACCTACACAGACAGGCCCTCCGGGGCCTTTTTTTATGCAAAGTTTTTTTGCGTGAATGTTTGGATATGCAAAACATTGTTGTATATTTGCTATGTCTTCGGACAGGGAAGGAGTCTAACCCACCATCCCCATCCCCGAAGCTCCCTGAGTGATGGCCCAGTCCTCCTCCTTCTTCATCACCACGCAGTACGGTGATTCCGCTCCCCAAACGGTGAGCAACTTCCTGACCGCAAACGGCGCAGAGATGCAGCTGGTTGGTCTCACTAAGCACAATGGCTACGCTGCCCTTACTCCCAAGGAGGCCCGGTGTGCAGTTGCGGAAGCTGCGGCCCTCGATGGTTCCGGATGCTTCTCCTTCCATTGGGGCAAGTACCACATGACGGTGCATCGTCACTAAGGGAAACCCAATCCCACAGACAGGCCCTCCGGGGCCTTTTTTTATGTCCCTACCTTTCGTCTATTTGATAGCGTGAAGAAGACCATCACAATACCCGAGGACCTGTACGACATCACCGTCGACCAGTACCTCCAAATCCAAGCGATACCCGAAGGGGACGAGATGGAGCAGGTCGTCCGTACCATCTGCATCCTTTGCCACCTGGACCGCGCTCAGGTCATGGCGATGGAACAGAAAGACATACAGCACATAGGGGGTGTTATCGGTGGCATCCTCGACAAGTATGACGACAAGTACCCCGTCGAGCGTATCATCGAGCTGGACCAACGCTACGGATTCCACCCCAACCTCTCACGGATTACGGTGGCCGAGTTCGCAGATATCGAAACCCTTTGCAAGGAATCTCTCGACAAACACCTCCCCCAGGTCATGGGCATCCTGTACCGTCCCATCGTAGAGGAGCACGGAGAGTTCTATCGGATAGCCGACTACGACGGAGAGGACCGCTCGGAGTTCTTCCGGGAGATGAAGATGGCGCACGCATTAGGTGCCGCCGCTTTTTTTTTGCGTACCGGGAGGGCATTAGTCGACGCTTTGGACAGCTATTCCAAGGCGGTGAAGGATCCAAGCTATCCGAGAAATACGGATGGTTCGCCACGTTCGTTCATCTCGCAGGGGAGGACATTACTAAACTACCGCAGGTGGAAAGCACTCACCTCGAAACGGCCCTCGCATGGCTCGCCTATGAGCAGGATCGGGCGCTTCTGGAAAAACAAAAAATGAACCTATGAGAACAGTAAACCAAATCATTGATGAGCTCGGCACCATCGCCCTCGACCATCGCTTCATTAACTCTTTCAAGGAAGGGGAGATGTCAGAGGTCGACATTCAAAAGCTGGCCGGCAACAAGTACCCCATCTGTTACGCCGACATCAGTGGCGCAAGCATCGACAAGGGCATCCTGACGTACTCGCTGGACATCCTCGTCATGGATATGATACTCCCCGGACAGACGGACGCACAAGAGCAGTATTCGGACACCCTGCGCACCCTCATTGATATCGTGAGCCAATACGCTCAGGTTTTGAGCGCACAAAGCGACGTCGACCGTGACGTCCGTATCTCTCTCCCTGTGGATTGTGAACCGTTCACCGCTCGCTTCGATAACCTGCTCACGGGATGGGTCGGTACGGTACAGCTCCAGACGTCCAATACCCTCGACCTTTGTGCGGCGGCCTTCGCATAAGGGAGAAAATTATTTACTTATTTGTTTGGTGGTTTAATCTTTGTGCCTATCTTTGAGGTATGGAATACACACAAACACAGGT